GAGCCCATCGAGCCCGCGCCGGTATTCGCTTGCTTGCTCGCTGCTAAATACTGGCAAGTGTACCGGCGTACCGGCATCGGCTAGCCGCGCAGTGAATCGGCGGAATACCGGCGTACACTTTGACGGTACGCTTCCGAACGTCGAGAATCGAAACCACGGTAGCCGCCATCCGCGCCGGTCTAACTCACCGGCGGCGCCCCTTAGCACCGTATCGCCATCGGCTACTTCTGCGCGGTCCAGTTTGGCGGCAAGTTGTGACCGGTCTGGTCTATTCTCACAATTCGCCGCGTAGCATCGGGCGCCGATAGCCGCCGCGTATGGGCTCGATGATGCGGGATGGTATGGGCACTGTTTGGGGCAATTCCTGCCACCACTGCGCCCGAATGATAGCGAGCGGGCGCCATCGAGCGCCTTTGAGAATTTGCCTAGAATCGGGCGCGTACCGTTGACGGTTAGCGTTTGTAAATTAGATCCATTTTTATTAGATTCTTGCAGGTTTTTACTGTGTAGAATCATGAGCCGCCATTCCTACGCCGCTCGCCATCACGCCGCGCCCGCGCTCTGTCTTTGTCGCGTTCTGCATTGATACGGCGGCGGCGCTCGATATCAGGGTCATCAAATGAGCATAGCGCCGCCACGATAAGGGTGATGGCAAACAGCCCGCCAATAGTGAGAATAATAGGTTCAAACATAATCTTGTATTCCTTGTACAAAGAGAGAAAAGAATCGGCGCCACGTTGGAGCCATAAAAAAACCACGGCGCCCGCTAAGGCGCCACGGTCGAAGAGGGAGGTTTATAGGGAACCGGCTAGTTCTAGCGCGGTTTGTTTCAGTTGCGCCGCCGCGCCAACGTGGATACTTTCAGCGCCACGGTTTGAGTCGTGGTCGATGTAGTGTGAGTATGCATTGAATGCATGCCACTTGGAGCCGCGTATATCGTCCGGCATGTGCGTACTTGGCAATCCTTCAGTCTGGCGCCGCGCTTCAATTTCAGCAATACCGTCATTGCATTTATTGAAGATACCGCCATTGTTTGGGTTGAATCCCTTTTGATAATTNCCCGCCATTGTTTCAATGTGGGCTTCAAGCCGCGCTTCTGCACGTTCTCGCTTGGCTACGTCTTCGAGCGGCATGTCTGTAGTCACTGGCGTACTTAACAGCGTACGTGTTGCCGATGGCATACCTTGCACGTATGACCGGCGAAAGTATTCTGCAAGCCACTCTGCATTAACCGATTGACCGGCGAGTAAATTAGCAGTCTCTTCAAAGGTTTCATGCCAATTAAGTATACCGGCGAGCGCGGCGCGGGCGCGTTCGATACCTATGGTGAACGTATCGCCAGTGTGGCGTATGCTTATGGCGTTACTTTTATCTAGGGCGGTGAATTGGTTAGAGCAAAATACACGTTCATTCGTGGGAACCATACGGAATGAGCCGCCGCCGTCATGGCTTGTGTAGAATACGCAGGATTGTGCTACAGGGTCGCAACCGGCAATTTTCACCGTATCTAAATCAGCACTTAACCAGACCGCCTTACCTCCACGATAAGAGCCGCCCGCGTTGATGCGTTTATTATCTTCGTGCAGTATGCTGCTAATAGAATCGGCGAATTGCTGATTATTAAATGGCGTGTACTTATCCGAAACGATGCCGAGCGGCTTGCCGGTATCTTTTCGGTACATGACGCGATGTGGTAAGTCTTCGATTGTAGCCGGCGGCGCCGACATTGTATTAAAGTCGAAACGGTTTGATGGCGGCGGCGCGTTCCATTGTACCGGCTTGGAGCCGATGCCCCAGTTGATGCCATAATGTTTGAGCGCTGTGTGTGGTGATAATAATTCTTTGACGTTATTCATTGTGTGTATTCCTTCCATTAGTATTATTTAGTTCAGTATATGCCGCGCATATTTCATCAATTTGCTGCCCCATCGCCTGTGCCTGTTCCATCATTTCTTGTTCACTACCTTCGGTGCAGTTGAGACATATTCTGGCGAATATCATCAAACCTTGCTCCCATGACATACTCAAATCTAGGGTCTTTGTTTCGTTCATTTCTTGTTCTTGCATTGCTGTATTCCTTTGTACTTCAATGGCTGCGATTGTATCCGGTAGCGGCTACGTTGCCGCCGTGGATATATTGAATGGTAGCATAATATCGGCGCGGCGGGCGGCGGCGCTGTAGTTTATTATTGAACACCATGACACCATGCAGTCAGGTCGCGTAAAACACCGCCAAACAAAGAGACACTTAAAAAGATATCTATGATGTTTGGCGGCGAGTATATTGATAGCATCGGACTAGCAGTCCGGCGTAATGTGGGGCGGTTGCTGTTGTAGTGAGGATTAATGGCGGCGCCGTGGCGCGGCGTGTGGCAAGGGTACCCCCACGGGGACAAGCGACAACGCAAACCTTATCGAAAGGGGCTCAGATTTTTGTGCCAAATATATTCAGGCATAGGCAGTTATGAATGGGAGGAGTTGATCACCAAGTATGATGGTGAGTCGAGACCAGAAGAGCATTCTCAATACTCCAAAGTCCTTCGGTTCTTGATGGCAGTCAAGGGTATACAGTTGACATCCCCAAGTTCCCCACCGTCACCCCAGGACCCTGCGATAACCACAGACCCATCCCGCTCTACAATCACCTTACCAACGGTAATCATGAGTGCGGGCATCAGGTCTTCGGCATCTTCAGCACTCATCCAGGGTTCATCAGAGTGTGTGGTGTCTTCCCATTCTATGGCTTCAATCATGGGGGTATTATTTCTTCTTCTTCTGCTTAATTAATAATTTACCAACATCTACAGCCATTGGTAGGTGTCGGAAGCCCGCCATTGGATCATAGGGGTTATTGCCACCGACGGCTCTGCGTCTATTGCGTGTGTTGGCGGTGTTCTTTTTGGGTTCTTTCCTTTTATACCACAGGGTGGGTCCATAGATCGGGTTACCATCCCTGTCGGTTCCTGTTTGGTTTTGATATTCTGGCATACTTAAAATCCTTCTGTGNTTTTGACCACTATAGATACTTTAGATACTTTAGCATCTATAGACTCTTTAGTGGTCTTTAGTTATCTATAGATACTACTTATTATTCTTACTATGTCTTATTTCTAGGTTTCTTCAGATACCATATGATCCTTAGGTCTCCCTCCCCTTTCCCCTCTCCATAAGATTCAATACCTTACTTTTACCTAACAAACTGGGGTTCTTTCCAAGCATGGCTAAAGCCGGGTATTTTTATGTCGTTGTATGGGGGTCTTCCCTGTAGAGGCTCTAGGATCGCTTCTGAGAGCGTTTGTCTCTCAGGGTACCCTCAGGGGTCTAATAGGTNGAAAAGCCCACCAGAGCCTTTCTCCGGCTCTTCAGGAGGCAGCAGTTCCAATAAGGTCTTCATGTGTTCTGCTAATTGTTTACTGGTCATCTGGTCCAGTAGATAACTCTCGTAGCATAGGATGACCACGAGAGCCTGATCTGATAAAGCCATATATTCATCATAATAATTCTTATTTACATCCATGTTGTCCGTCTTTTCTTGCCACCCAGGGCGTTTCTCATAAAGTCATCTATAGCCGTGTTCAGTTTCTCGGTGTGGGCAGATTTAATCAGTTTGTCCCGGTCAGCGGCTAATTGCTCTGTCCAGTACCCAATAGCCATGCTCAGGACATCTAGGCGGTCATCGTGTACCAAGGCGCCCTTCATGTTGGTTATTCGGCTCAGTTGGTAGAAGAGTTGATACTTAAGCGCCTTCTCAGGTGACAAGCCCTTGGTAGACATGTAGTCAGCCTCTATTAACTTCCGGTCCACAATGAGACGGTGGCTTGACAGCACAGGTTCAATAGTGTCGATAATGCGGCGTTCTTTCATGATATTGTGTCGAACTTCCTCCATCTCCACAGGGTGTATCTTTGCCATCACGGGCTTCAACAGTGCCGTGAACATCCCATCACCGAAGTTAGATTCGATAAGGACATGCTTAACATTCTGCTTCTTGGCTAGAGCAGACAACGCCTTAAGCGTCTCTTCCTCATAGCCCCCTTGGAAGCCTCCTGCCTCCAGGACAAACAGTTGAGAGTTAAGCATTTTGACGACTGCATAAGCCGTCTCGTCTGCCCCTCGCCCCGCAGGGTCAATAGCAAGCACAGCGCCGCTGTAGGGCAACCAATCGCCTTGAGTGGTCATAGGGCGGTAGTAGCGGTCTCCATTAAATCCAACATTAGGTAATTCATTGTCGATGAGATCGGGACTTGCCGCCCAAATGACCTTCTCTGGGGCGTTCTCTGGGTTACAATTCATGACGATTAGGTCACTGAGTTTCAGTGGATATCTATCCGCATCACTGAGGGACGTATCCAACATGAATTGTAAAGCGAAGCCAGAGCGCCCATAGGAAGCCTCACGCTCCATCAGGTCCATTTCATCGAACCTTTTGGGGTCTGTGGACTTCCCAACGATACTGTCCTCTGAGGCGTCCATAGCCTCCTTAATCTTGGGGGCTAATCGGTCGCTTATGTTCTTAAAAGTTTTCTCGTCAGGGTATCTAGCGGTCCATATGCGGGTATCATAACCACGCTCAGGTAGCGATGTGTATATTGAGAACTCGGTCTGTGGAGTACCGAGGTAGGCAATACGACCATCGGGCTTAAGGACAGCATCAAACTCCTTGATGGACTCTGCAAGTTTATCCCGCATTGTCTGGGTCATGGAGTTATTTAACGACTCTACGTCGTCAGCAACGATGAGGTCAGCACGGGCTCCTGTAATCTGCCCCGTGATACCACGAGATGTAACCGAAGGTGCATGAGATGCCGGAGCGGGTCCAACATCAAAAGCAATCTTTGAGTTACGTTGTTTATCTGTGGGGCGGAGGTGCTGAAGTATCGGCATCTCCTCAATCAACCTTAAAGTAAAGGTACTGAAGTCGTCGGCTCGCTGCTTAGAAGCAGAGATAACCAAGATGTTCATTGCGGGATTAAGCAGTAACTGGTGACAGACATAAGCAGAGGTAATCCAACTCTTGCCGACACCACGGAACGCTTGGATGCAGAGGCGCCGAGGACCATTCTGTAAGTAATCCGCAATATCATATTGGATAGGTGTGGGCTCAGGAAGTTTTAGTTGATCCCAAGCAAGGTACAGAAAGTTTCTAAAGTCTTTTAAGCGTTCGTCCATACATTAACCCGTAGACTTGATAGGTGCGTCCGGGTCTTGGAATGGTAGTATCTTTGCTAAATTTTCCAATGGGCTGCCCTGCTGAATATGAGCATCAATTCCATTATCTTTTAGGAACCGAATAGCATTAGCCATCTCGGCAGCAGTTGCCTCACCGGATTGAATACGGACCAGTAAGTCTTTAGCCAGTTCTTCATGTAGTTTTTCTAAGAGGTCATTTAAGTTACTCATTATACGCTCCTTAATACCCACGATACAAAGGCGGCAGCGATGGCGCCAATCGCAGCGGCTCCGCCGAATAAAGCGGATTTGCCTTGTTCGACAATCCGTAAGCGTTTATCCAAACGTCCGAGGTCCTCGTCGTGGTTTCGTTGCATGTGTAGTAATGATTCCATTTTACCCTCAAGGCGCCCAAGCGCCATCAAGATGTCTTTAGTATCTTCAATCATATTTTTTATATAACGCTGTAGGTTATGGTTCCCTGTATTGATGTGGCAGTGCTTGCGGCTATCTCAGTATCCGACATGCTCGCTAATTGTGTACCGGTGGCGTCCGGAAGCACATAAAAACGAATCACTGTGTCACCGCTGCTTGCTTGGATTACGATGGGCGGGCTACCGTCCACATAATCGTTAAGGATTACTGTACCTTGTCCGTTCATTGTGGGGGCAACCGGTAGCCCTTCCACAGTAACATTTCCGACATTAGTGCCTCTATTGAAAGAGATAGAAAACCAGACGGTGACTTGTTTACCAATTTGGATATACTTTCCTACTGGGGTGCCTGTAGAGATGGTGGTAGCACCAATCTTCATAACAGGTGTCCAGGTGCCTTCATCGTAGACCGTGAGATCATCCTCACCAACATTTATGCCGGAAAAGGTGGCGGTCTTACCTGATAATACTGTTGATATTGTAACCATTTATAGATTCTCTTTATGTTAAAGTTATTTGTTGGTTGTTATGTGGTTTAAGCGAACTCAAGACACCAAAAACTAGAGCCACCATTCCCTGAAGAAGCAGACGCACCTACACTACACGAATCTGCCCAAGCGTTTGCTATAATATCGTATTTTATCTCAGAGGTTGTTGCGGGTTGGACTATGGTGATGTAAGTGTGGGCAGTATAATTATCAGACGCACCACCAGTACCATGTCTAGTAACTTGGTTCCGAGTAGAACCTACAACAATCGTACCATCCGTAGTTGCCCCTGTTGCTGTCGTATTTCCTGAGACGAGTCCTGCCCTATATCCTGCAATATAGTTGGTAGCATTTACGTTACAAGCGGGTGACCACACTAAGACTAAGATAGAGTCGGTGCTTTTTGGTGTAATGGTAAGGCTCACGCCAAAGACCTTGTAATTGTCATCATCAGTGATGGTGTGCGAACTTCCATGAAAATCTCCAGTTACAAACTGTCTAAGACTCATTGCATCAACACCCGCGTATTGCAAAGCACCTGTGAGTAAGTTCATGTCTCCTGTTACACTTGCACCACCGCTTAAAGTGGTTGCTCCAGTGACTCCAAGAGTATCGCTTAAAGTGGTTGCTCCAGTGACTCCAAGAGTCCCACCGACGGTCGAGT